TCCGTTATTGATTATCTCATCTTCAAGATGTTCTAAATGAGTATTCTTATCTTCATTTAATATTTGTATAAATGATAACATTATTTACCAACTTGGTGTAGCTAATTCAACATTACCATCTATCTCTAGTCCTAATATATCTAAAGCATAGGTAATACCTTTTGATACCCATTCTAATATTTTTTCAAAAAACTTTACAACAACTCTTTCGTAAAAATTTTTAACAATATCTTGTAAATTAGAATATAAAGTTTTTGCCGCGGCAGATGCTGATGAAAACTTTTCTTTTGCCCAATCTAACACACCTTCATTCAAAAACAACTCATTCATTTCATATTTCATTTGCACATACTCTATATCAATAATATCATCAAAAACTTGCGATTCAGTTAATACTGGAACATTGGTACTATATTCTTTACCAGCAGCAATTCCTAATTTTATATATTTTGATCTTCCACTACCTTTATAACTTACATCTAATTTACTAGCTAATGAAGAATTTGCCATTGACCAATCAAATATATTTTCTTTTTTCTTAATACCTTTTTTATCAAAAACTAAAATACTATTAGCAACAGCTGTTATACTGCCTGTATAATTTTTACCATCTGATGCCTTACCTGTAAACTTTCCTAAACCAGATGATGCTTCGTAAACAATCCATTTCTTTAATTCAGAATTAGTTGTAAAAAAATTAGTTAATGTTTCTTTCCATTCTGTACTATCAATAGATACTTTAATAACTTCTGCTATTTGTTTTCTTAAATTTGTTTTTGATAAATCTTTCTTACTTATTTTTTCTAAATGCTTATCACTAACCGTTACATCACCTATCTTCATTCCAGATGAAATATATGTTTTCAACATTTTTAATAATTTATCTCTTGATATTGGTGTAAGACCTTTGGCTAAATTTTTAGATGCTGACGAACTCATACGAGTAGCACCCAACAAAGACAATTCTGCCTTCAAATGTTTTTCAACATCTTTTGGTTTTCCTATACCACCTTTACCCTTAGAACCACGACTTAACACATATTTTTGTACCTCCTTCAACCGTGGACTTGCAGTTAAATACCATTTCTCAAAATCTTTTTTACCAGTTGCAACTTCAACATTTAAATCATTTCTAGCTGTAGCTAACATCTTATTTCTTAAAATATCAAATGCTTTTTTAGTTCCTTTAACAACTACATCTGGTTGTGCAGATTCTAAATGTTGAACTGCAAAATTTAAAACACCAGATGCTTCTCCAGATTTTGCACTCATTAATTGAGCACCAGTACCAGAATCACCAGCTTGTTTCAAAGAAAATCTACTATTAGTATTACCATATAAATCTGTTTTTGGAGTTGTATCAGAACCAAGTTTATAAAAAGTTTTTGAAGCACCGCTTCCAGAATGAATGAGTACATTTCCTGCACCCTTTAATGACTTTGCTACTTTCTGTCCAATTACTCTTAATGGTTTTGAAACTTTTGCCCAATTATCTGAACTAATTCCTGCAGCACCCATAGGATCTTTATGTCCTTTTAATTTATTATATGCTACACAAATTGCCATCTCAACATATGTTGCTCCAGAGGTATCTGCTTCTACTAAAAATTTACTAAATCTTTTCATAGCTTATCTAAACTCTCTATTAAACATAAGGGACAATCCTCAAATGGAACGGATCGAAATGGACATATTTTATTATGATCTATCTCACCATATCCACCCATTGAATGAATTGCTGTACTATTCTTTTCTTTACGTTTCAATCTACTAGCTGAGTCTTGAAACAATTCTATAAGTTTCTTATCTTTCATATTATTCTATTATTTATATAACATCTCTCTATAGTATTTATAATAACTGGACATTTAGCTATATTTTCCAATCATCCATAGTGGCATTTGGTGCTATTTTAACATCCTTATACTGTTTTAAGAAGGGTGAATCTGGTACATTTTTTGTATTAGAACCACCATCTGCCAATACTGGTTGCTTCGATTGTGAAATACTCTCCAATCTCATCCGATTCTTATTCATCCCCAACATGAATTTAGAATTAACTGTGGGGTCACTATATCTATTCTTTAACTGCTTGAACATCAGCTGTCCACCGTTATCCTCTTTTGCCACAATAGCTAACATAAGGTCTGCCGTAGCAGGTAACCCAAATGACTCGGATATATTTGAAAGATCCGGATCCGAACTCATAAATCCTTCTCTGTTTAGTTGGGAACTTGTGATGACAGGAACATTACACTCGACTGCGAATCCACGAATCTCCTCTGCAATAGATTTAATATAAACATAGGTATTCATATTTGCTGTCCACTTAACTCTACTGGAAGCACATATATTTAGATAGTCTAATATAACAATCTGTGGTGCGAATCGTTTCTTAATCTTTAACTCTCTCAACAACCCACGAAAATTTCCTACATGAGCTCCTGAAGTTGGATACTCTTTAATAACTAATCTACCAAAGTTTCTTGTAGAGTTCATCACCTTTTCAATCTTAGAATTAAATGAATCTCTTGGAAGTAAACGAATCTGATCTAAGTCAATATTTAAAAGATTAGCATCAACTCTCTCAGCTATTCTCTCTTGTGCCATTTCCATTGTAATATACAAAACATCAAAACCCTGTTTGATATATTGTGATGCCAAGTGAGTCTTGACTAATGTTTTACCAGAACCAGTTCCACCAAGAAATACTGTAAGAGTTTTTGGTGATATTCCTCCACCTGTAATCTTATCCAACATCTCAATACCAAATGGATATCTCTGTTCTCTCTTATGATAATAATCCCATCTATCAGGAGCATCATCAATATAATTATGTCCCACACTTGTATCCAAAGATACTGCTAATGCATCAGTCAACATATCTGGTATTGCATCTTTTGGTTTCTTTGTATCTTTACCTTCTAAGATTGCAATCGAATCTACAATACCATTATAGACAGCTGCATCTTTTGCCCACTTCTCTGTTTCATGCACAAGCCATTCAGGATCATCTGATTTTGTTTTGCCTAAACCCTTTAAAACTTCTAAACAGTTTTTGAAAGTTTCTTCATTCAAATCATTTCTATCTGTAAGAATATTTGCAAGTGCTGAAACACCAGGTGCTTTATTATATTCTCTTATATGATCCTGTATCTCTGAAAATACTATTTTCTCTGGATGAGCTCTAAAGTATTCTGTTTTTAAAAACACACCTATCAAGCTTGCATACTGTGAATCGTGTATTAAGTTCTCAAGTATTAATTGTTCTATTCTCATCCCGGTCCCATTTTTCCACTATGTAATATTACTCTAGGGTCTTTTAATACTAATAAATTATGAAGTATCTTACCAACCTCTACTTTAAATTGATCTCTATTCTTATCTGTAATAGCTCTATTTAAATATTCCTGTTCTCCACTATAACCATGATCTCTATAATTTCCACCAATGATTTCATATTCAAATGCTACATCACAACCAAGTGAATCATCCTTTGAATCCAATTCTACATTTTTAAAATAAAACTCTACACCTTTAAACTTTCCATCTGTTATCATAAATCTATATAACGGACTTGAGTTAAAACTAACTGCGGTTTTGTCTATCTGCATCATAATCCCCCATAATATGATCTGATAATAAATACTTATTAGCCAGAATACTTTGTGTCTGTCCTAATGAAACAACACCAATAAGTCCATCCATCATTAATAAAAAACAATAAAACATATATTTCAATCTCCCATACTTTAAATTATGATGAATTGTTTTTGAAAATACTGGTTCTTTAACACTATCCTTTATCTTCATTTCTTCAATAGACTGGCGCACTTGTTCTGGATCCTCATTCAAATAATCTGTATAATATACTTTCCCAGTTCCAAAATCAATTTTCATTTAATACCTTCCTTATTAATCTGCGTTTCTCATTTACATTAACTTCTAAAAACGGTTTGTAATTATAACACAAAGTTTTTTGATCTCTCCATATTGGGTCAATCAATTTCTTATCTAGTATCTTTGTAAACCCTAAAATAATATCCAAAACTGTAAAAGTTTCTAAAGAAATATCTTCTCCTAACAAAAGCTTTAATATTGGAGGATGATTAATTCCATCACACTCAAACAATTCATTAAACTTTAGATCATACTCCTTCATATACTCAGCAACTACTTTCATATTCCGTTGAAGATGAAGTGAAAAACTATCCATCTTATTTTTGTATTCAATAAAGTAATCATCCAAAAACTCTGTTGGATACATCTTACCTCTGGTTATCTGTGACAAATAATAATATATCAAATCCAACTCAACAACATATTTCTTTCCAAGAGATGTAAAGAATCCACGTTGCCAAGAGAACCCTGTATGGTTCTCAAACTTGGCAAAATACTTTTCCATAGATGCAATCGTGCCCCAAGGAGCATTACCATAATATTTGAAGTAATCATATGAGCCAGTAAAATGCAAATACATAGCCTGATACGTTTTCCATGCTTTGAAAGTTCTATTTGTTTCTGCTACTTTTTCTTTTGGAAATGTAATCATTCAGCTGATCCATATGAAAATTCTTTCTTGGCTGCCACTTCAAGTTTCTCCATAACATCTTTAGTAAAATACTTCTCAGGATCATTCACAATAGTTTTCTCAAATGCTTTACCCTGTGGTGTTTCAAATCTGGTAGACACCTTCTTGAATATATCATACTTCTCCGCAAGTTCCACTAAACCGTAATACTTATCAAGACCTGTCTTATAATCCAATTTAGTTTCTGCTATTGATTCTTCTTTTGTCATTCTCCCTTTAACCAATTTCATCCTGACGATATTCCCCAACACTACAGTCCCATCTTTAACTTTTCGTTTACCAAGAGTCACAATCACGGAAGCTGCATACTTGATTCCACCACCACCAGAAATCTCTTTCGTTGGAAACATACTCCCCACTTTGTCATAGGTGTGGTTTGTAATAATCAATGGAATATTTGCCTTTGCAAGTTTCAATGCAAGAGTCCTGAATGCTGAACGAACAGCTGGAGCCCGGGTCATATCTCTTTTATCAGAACCACTTGCAGAATCTTCCATCTCTTTTCGTGTAGATAAATTACCAAGTGAATCAAGGAATATCATAATCTTATAATCTGATTGTGTGTTATCAATTATCTTAATTGCTTGTGTCTTAAATTCTTCTACTGTCGCAACTGGAAATACAATAAACCTATCAGGGTCTATACCTCTCTCTTTAATCATTTCAGATGTCAATGCACCTTCAGATTCAAAATACACAATCACATTCTTCTTGTCTGCGTTCAAATAATTCTTAGCTATACTTAATGCAAAGAATGTTTTGCCAACTGCTTCTGAACCAGCCAAACAAGTTATTTTGTTTGATGGCACTCCACCATACAATGAACCAGACAATAATGCGTTTAGACTATACGATCCAGTATCGACAAAAGTAGAACAATCACCAACAATACCAGCGGATACCACGCTTGCAAAATCATTTTCAGTCACCTTTATTAAATGTTTAATAATGTCTTTCGTTGCCATACTATAACTCCTTTAATCAATAAAACCTTCACCCTTAATAAAATGAGAAAATCTATGTGATACTATAGCAATTAACAAAAGTGTTAAAGTATCACTCTTATACAATCCCGCTTTACATTTATATGTCCACATATTCTTACCCAAAAAAAGATTCTAAACTACCCTGCTTCTCTGTTTTCCAACCAATAACATCTAGTATATTTTTAATTGGTTGAAGAAACGATTTATCAAACTGT